AGGTACTTCTATTTGTGTTCCACCGTTTTGAGCTTTGTAAGATCCGCTCGCCATTACTTTAGAAAGTAGTGGAGTAGAATCAAATATATTGTCGTACATCTTTGGGATTATTTTATTTTGTGTAATCGATGTTAATTGGTCTGTTGTTAAAGCCATGATTTAACTCCTTTGCTTTAAAGTTGTATTCCTAACTCCATTGCACCTTGAATTAGATCGTCATGCAATGAACCGCTACTTTTAAAACCTTTAGAGCCTATATCGTTCAAAGATGTATCCGATTTAGATATAAATCCTTGCTTTGTGCGATTTGCCAATTCCTTAGCAGTAGCCTCTTTAGCAGAGGTAATACGCTTTTCAATGATCTTATCGAACATATAATCCTTAAATGCAGCTTTAAAAGAGTTAATACCATGGGCTTTGGCATGCTCTATTATCTGCAATTCCAGGGATTGGCCTGTTGAAGGATCTGAGTAAGATAAATCAAAATCAGGAAAATCTTTTTGCACACTTTGTATTTGCTCATGAAGCGCAGCGTCTTCGGCTTGCTCTTGTGCAACACGTTGGTTAGATCGATACTCATCCATAAAGGCTCTTACCTCTGGGTGTATATCACTACCTTGTTGTTGTTGGTGCCCAAATTCACTTTGAGGTTGACCATAAGATTGCCTAGATTCCCACTGCGATTTTACAAATTCAGCCCACTGAGGGTTTTGGTTTGCATACTCATCGTATTGCTTCCAAACTCCCAGTTGAGCCAAATGTTGATCTCGCTCCTTACTAAAGGAATCAACCATACCCTTATGCTCGTTTACAAGTTGAGCATAGTTATAGCCCTGAGATGCCCTTTTAAGGATTGTTTCAAGATCTTCTTTTACAGTTTTACCCGATGCCTGATACTCAAAATATTGAGGCTCTGGGCTAGTTTGTAATTCGGGAGTGCTAGAATTAATAGTATCCTCTGCTTGCCCTTCCAAGGTAGAAGCTGGGATATCATTTTCAGATAGTTCAAACATAACTAATTATACTCCTGAAGGTGTAAGTGGTCTTCCACCTGGCATTGATTCGGCTTGTCTTGGTTGAGGTGTTCCACCACCTTGCCCACCGCCTACGATTTGACTTAATACTCCTACATATTGCTCGGTAGCTTGTGCTAGGGCATCTTTAGCCTCTGGAGGTACTCCCTCTGCTGATGATACGCCTTCTAAAATAATCTGAGCCGCTTGGACTACACCTTGAATTAATTCGGCTGGGTTTGCTCCCTGTGGCGTACCGCCTTGCTCCATTCCGTCAGGCACCTTGACCTCCCTGTTGTTGTTGAGCCGCTTGCATCTCGGCTTGTTTACGTTCCTGTAATCTTGCTAAAACCTTCTCCCTGTTGGGGTAGTCTGTTCTAACTAAAACTTCTTCCACATCGATAATACCCCTATCAAATAATGCTAAAGCTTTACGCTCATTATCTGCGATATCAAATGGTAGCTCACTGCCTGTAGTTACTCGAACGTCAAAACGGCCTTTAAGCAAAAGCCTACGTTCTGGTAATTCGATAAGCTCTTGTGTTTCATTTTCCTGGAAATCACTAAAAACAGCCATTGTCTGGCCTTGCTCATCTTTTTCCATTCTAAATTTTCTAAACTCTTGGGAGCCATCCGAGTTAGTGAGGCGATAAACTTTAGGTACATCATAAAACTGAAATACCCTATTCATCCAAAGCTCACCGGCATCTTTCATAAACTCATCAAGGTTTCTTTGCTTTTGCCTGATCCTTGTACGAGATGCCCTTATTAATTGCTCAATAGCACTTGCGGCAGTAACTCCCCCAGGTGCTTGGCCTTCACTAAACTCTGAGTTACCGGCAACGGTATTAAACCAATCTTGCAGGTTATTAAGCATTGTAAATGCCGCTGGGCTTGGCCCTATTCCAGTTTCACGCCTAACCTCTGTACCTGGATTTTTCTCAACTACTGCACCCGGTACGTTGCCAAGGTTTTCAGTATCAACCTCTGAGTCAGAATCGATAATCCAAATAGGATTGCCCGTCATAGCCAAGGCATCTAAAGAAAAGCAAAGCATCTTATTAAAAATAGCCTGTGGGCTTTCTAATTGCTCAACCTCTGAAACACCGTAAAACTCTCTTGGCAGTATGTAGTTGTTATATTTAGCAAAAGGGATCTTAATATCATCATACTCCAAAGGCCCATCATGCAAAATCATCTTATTGGCTATCACTACATATCTACCGTTGGGATACTTGCGCTTAACGGTGTAGGATTTCTTTTCTTCTCCGGTTTGCTCATCGGTTTCTATTTCTTCGGTTTCTTCTACCTCTTTAGGTAGCATATAAAACCTAAAAACCATTGACCTGGGGATATCATCTAATACGGCATCACTTGAGCCATAGACGTTACCCATAGGAAGCTCTAAATCAGAATTGAAATAATCTATTTTATCTGATCCATTGATGAGCGTTCTTTCCTTTCTAAGCTTATCGACAACATCTTTTCGGATGTATTTAGCCTTTTCAGGAAATTCATGCTTAAGCTTTTCTGTAGATTCAGGCCCAGCGTATATAAAGGTTTTGCCATCTGTATCGTTAATGGTGTTGGCATCAGGATGAGGATAGCATTTAAAAAGATCCTCGGATTTAAAAACACTAGCACCTAGACCATAATCAATACTTTGATCATACTTAACAGAAGCTATGCTAGTGCCATACATCCAACCGTCAAAAAGCACCTCAAAAACTACTCTTAGCCAGTTGTAACGCTCAAAATCTGCCTCTGCTATTTGATCTAATAGCCTTGAAAATTCAAGATCACTTGGTTCAGTAGGTAAGAATGAGAATCTTGGCCTTACATCAGTTTGTAGAGGTATTTGACTTTGAATGGTTTGCCAAATGAAGTTAATAACCTCTGAGTTTTTCCAACTGGGTCGCCTTGAATCCCACTGCTTACCTCTGACTATTCTGTAGTAGTCAATCCACCGCTTATCATAACGACTGCGGTATCTCTTATAGATATAGAAAAGATCCATAAGGCGCTTAACTTCAATTTCTTCTTCCTGGGAGATATTTGGCTCTACGTAGCCCTTATTTTCAAGTGGGCTATCATAGCCATTTTCAATGTCTTCAATCATTAAAAAAGCCTTTTACATTAAGGCACTCATGACGGTATCTTTTAAATCATCAGAGTGCTTTTTTTCTTGCTCTTTCTGTTTTTGATCAAAGAATGAATTGATTTTTTCAATTGGCTCATTGCCTACAGGCTCGTAACCTCTTCCCCTGGCAATTCTTTCACGATCCTTTTGGTTTTTTACCATACAACCCAAAGCTGGGCACCATTGAGGATCTTCTACTTTTTCACCAGAAAAATTAACCTTGGCTAATCTTCTGTGCAATCTGCCTAAAAGTATACCACAGTTAGGGCAATTAGGAGATAAGTTTTCTAGCTCGCTCATTTTAGCAAACACATCAAACTTGTGACCACAATCACATTCATAAGGGTATATCGGCATAATTTCTCTTGCGTTTTTTTAAATTTTCTAATTCATTATCATAGTATGGAGAAATTATTTTGTTTTTGCCATACTTTTCTGTATGAATTGTCACTTTATTTAGCTTTTTACCTAAAGGTTTATAAGTCGCCATTGTTATGTAACGCAAGCAATCTTGTGAATGATTATCCTTATCTACAGGTAGCTCCATTTTCTGTACTTGATCCACCTTGGTTTCTTTAAGCTCAGGGTAATGATATTGCTCGTACTCATCTATTAGATTCGGCACCATGTTTCTAAAGACAGCATAAAGCCCAGAATTGATTAGCTCGTAATGTCTATCTATCCCCAGCCTGATATCGTTATCAGCTGGCAAAGCTCTAAGCCCATGCTGGTTAAATAGCGAGATGTACTCTGGCCTCGAAGGATCACAATAGAACCTTTCTATGTTGTATAAAGTTTTATATCGGCTTGCGGCATCAATCATCCTATCCACAGTCATACCTATTTTATAAAACTCGCCCACGTCATAATGAAAGCCATCAGGAGTAACTGCCCTAACGATTATTACAAAAGGATCTCTAAACCCCCAATCAACACCGCCATAGAATTTTGTACCTTCTGGTAGGTCAAACTTATCTACAACATGTAAACCTTGATCAAAGCAATCGTACACCAAACCCTCTGCTTTATCGAATTGTCCACCGTAGATCATATTAAACCTACGTGGATCCATAGTTCTTCTTCTGTCCTCATACTCTTTATCAGGGAAGTATGGGTTATCTTTTGATGTAGCTTGCACTAGATCAATTAATCGGTGGATGTAGGGATCTCCTTTTTGGTGCGGTCTTATAAAATCGGTATATAGCCAGTTAAGCGAATAAGGAGAGGTTACAATTCTGATAGGAGCTTCCATGAATGAAGCCCTAGCCTGGATGTTATCCCAAAAGTATCGTGAATAAAGCCCACTTTCATCACAGAGTATAGCTCTAACGTTAGTGATCCCGACAACACTATCAGGATTTTGTCCTGTTCTAAACCAAACTTTACCGCCATTATGAATATGAAAGCACATATTTTGCCGATCCAGTCGTCCACAGTTTTTATTCAGTATTAGAAATGGGGGTAAGGTTGATTGTTCCAGGATCTTATAAGAAGGGGAGCATACTAAAAAGTTATCATCCGGTGCCGTAAACTCATGCATTCTCATCTTGAGCCATACTACACCGGATATTGTCTTCCCCCATTGAATCCCTACAGCTCCGATAACAATCCTTTTTTTTGAAAATAGAATTGTGGATTGCTTTTCACTGTGGGGTTTAAACTCCATTTAACTACCTTACAGGAGATGGCCGTAAATTACAGGATATGGCCTTAAAAACTTCCTGCCTGGTTTCTTTTTAAAAGGCTCTATGACCGGCCTTTCAAACTCTGATCTACTAACACATTCATCGGGCTTACCCTTGATTCCAAGAGGATTGAAATGAAATTCATAAAAGCTACACCCAAATCTATATGCCAATTCATAGCCGTAAGGTGATAGGTTATGATCCGATAGGCCATGATATTTATAATTACTATTTTTAATCAAATCCTCAATTGGATAACTATTTGTTGGATAGTCACAGATACATGCCATAGGAATATAATTATTATCATTATAATCAATGCAGTCATTATATATATCTTCACAACCTTGGCTAACCAAATATTGTTTCCCTGTACTTTCTACCGTATCATTTAAATCAGAATAGGCATTTTCAGAACTAGCTATCTTATGCCGCTTAACAAACTGATTTATAAACTCAACGTCTTCAGGATCAAATACCGAACACATAAACTCAATATCAACTTCTACACATTTTTTATGTATTTCAGGTATCCAATCCTTTGGAAGCTCCCCAGGCATTTGACCAGGAAAGCCATACAGCTTTTCATGGCTGTAATATTGAAACTTAACTATATCAATATTAGATTCTTTACATTTTTCAACCGCACCTAAACAATCGTCGAGAGTATTCCAATTACTCCCAATATCTGCAATTACTTTCAATGTAATCTCCTTAAACGTTTTCACACATTAATATATCAAATGCAACGCTAGCATTAGAACCTGTACCTGCACCTATAACAGCAGCCCATACATCTGTTTTTTCGGGTAGCCTTATTGGTATATGCCACTCCCTTGGTAAATAACTTGATACCCCGTTGAAGGTTTCTATAACCTTCTTTACACCATATGGAGCTGTTGTTGTATCGGCATTTTCTCTTTTGAATAAATAAAAGTCAGATAATTTATTTCCTGCGGCAGTAAAGTTAGCATGTACTAAATAGCCTGTTTTATTAGCTGGTATTGTATACCTTGCGCAAAGACTTTGACCTACCGGAGCCGTTGCAGCATTCATGTAAATATGAGCTGCTCCGGCACCGGATGTCCTTATTGTGATATTACCAATATGCGATCCTGCCGTTGTACTAGCATATGTCCCAGAGGTTGCTACATATGCCCTATGTATTCTAATAAATTTCTGTGTTGTAGCCGTTGAAGCTGATAAGCCTGCCATAGTTATTGTAGCAGAGCATTCCTCAAAGTTTTCATCTAGACCTTGTACTATTATTGTTCTCGCTCCTGTGCCATTCGATGTATCATTTGCGTCTGAAGAAATGGCTTCTAACGTTACCGCTGTAGTCAACCAAGTGTAGACCGCTGGGGTACTGGCAGCATTAACATCAACAATGGAAGTGCCATAATTTAAAACCCTTCCAAATTTATTAATGAATGTGAATCCATTACAAGGTCCATCAGCTAATGGAAATAAATGATTTGAATTGCAAGCAATAGAAAACTGTTGTCTGCAATTAGAATCAGTCACCCCACCTGTTAACCAAAATTTATTTCTTTCTAGATCGCCTATATTTTGAGAAGTCATTTTATTTTTCCTTTGCTTTTTTCATTCCCAGGGTAGTCGTTTCACCGCTCAGGGATTTTATCACAAATGGCTCAGGTAGATTCATCTCTACTTTATCAGCTACCTTACCAATAACACGATCAAAAAGGAAGTTAAGAGCTTTATAGTCTCCCTTGGCACTCTTTAACATTATTGAAGAAACTGCCACATCTATAGACATACTATCGGGATCTTTGTATACTTCGATCAGCTCTTGAATTGTTCGTTGCATTGCGGCAGCGATTTTGGTTTCAACGAATCCACGAGAAAGCTCTTGAAGCATTTGAATGTCTTCTTTAAGATCACACTTAGGCCGACCCTCAGGATTTCCGCTCATACCTTTTATAAAAGTCATAATAACCTTTTTAAAGAATTGTTATCTTGTTATTAAGTTGATAATATTATTTCACATTATTTATATTATATCACATTTTAACCGCTTTTTGATTCCAGAATATTTTTTCAGATTTGTTACCTACGGTTTTATCTTGAGATAGCATAGACCTCTTTTCTATTTCATAGACCAACTTAAACCTTGGATCATTGATATTATATTCTGAAATATAAAAAGGATGCTCATTATTTGCAGCCCAGT